CATGTTGCTAAGTTAAAAGTAAAAGTTATCTTATTAAAACATGAAGAAAAACTATTTGAAGGATATCAGGATGAGATAGACTACCTTGTAGACCATAGTGGTAGGAACAAGTTTATCAAAAATCTAGCAAAAGATTGCAAAGGTAACACCTTGATACTCTTTAACTATGTAGATCGACATGGGATTCCTTTATTTAATCTCATAAATAGTGATACAGACCAACCTGTATATCTTGTGCACGGTGGTGTTGATACTGATGATCGGGAAGATATAAGACATCTAACTGAAACTTCGGACAATGCTATTATTGTTGCATCATACGGTACATTCAGTACAGGTATAAACATTCGTAATCTACACAATGTTATCTTTGCTAGTCCTTCTAAATCTAGGATTCGTAATTTACAGTCTATTGGACGAGTATTGCGGAAAGGAGACAATAAATCAAAAGCAACTCTATATGATATTGCTGATGATATCTCAACAGACAGGGGGAATAACTACACGTTAAATCATCTGATGGAACGAGTAAAGGTATACAATGAAGAAAAGTTTGATTATGAAATAATAGATCTAAAACTCAAAAAGGATGCTTAACTTTATTAAACACGAAGAAGAATTTTTTGGGATCTTTAAGTTGGTCAATGGAGAAGAGGTGCTTGCAAAAGCAGTTCTAACCAAAGATCATCAAGAATCCATTGTGTTTTTACAAGATCCTTTGTGCGTTGAGATTATTACTAATCCTATAAGTGAGACTAAGATCGCGAGAGGCATGGGGTTTGTAAAATGGCAGCAGCTCTCCGATGAAGATTTTTATGTGATAAGAGAAAAAGATATTGTTTGCGTCTCTACCATGAGTAAGCAAATAAAAATGTTATATGATGCATTTGTTATGACAGAAAATGGCACCAATATACACAAGTCACCTAAGGATAGTAACTTTCATATTGAACCAGATTCGATAGGTGGATATGTTGGAAATATTGACGACTATAGATCGCTCTTTGAGAAAATATATAAGACTAAGAATAACCCTTAAACCCTTACAGTGTTATTGTACACCTTATTGACATACTTGTCAAGTGGTGCTATAATAAAATATTGGAACGTATAACTAGATGCCTACAAAAAAACCTGATCCTGAGGGCAAAGTCCTTTCAAAAGACCCGACCAAAGGTAAGAAAAAACCTGCAGCTCCTAAGAAAAGAAAACCTCATTATGTTGATAACAAGAAGTTTCTTGAATCTATCATAGTGTATAAAAATAAAGTTAAGGAAGCAGAGGCATCAGGTACTACTGAACCGCGAATAGATGAATACCTTGGAGAATGTTTTCTAAAGATTGCTACACACTTATCATTCCGACCTAACTTTATCAACTACATGTATAAGGATGATATGATTGCTGATGGATATGAAAACTGTGTACAGTATATAAAAAATTTCAACCCCGAAAAATCTAAGAACCCCTTTGCTTATTTTACCCAGATAGTATACTATGCTTTTCTTCGTAGGATAGCAAAAGAGAAAAGACAAATGGATATAAAAGATAAGATTATTGACAAGTATGGTTACTCAGATATCTTTACAGTTGACGGATCAGGCAATACCGACTATAATGCTATCAAGAATAACATACAAATAAAAACTCGTCGCCCATGAAGATCCTACTTATCACGGATCAGCACTTCGGTGTGCGTAATGATAACCAACACTTCATCAATCACTATGCCAAATTTTATGGTAAAGTGGTGGTACCTTTTATAAAAGCATCAGGTATAAAAGAAGTTATAAATCTGGGTGATACTTTTGATAGAAGAAGATATATTAATTTTATGTCATTGGACTCAGCAAAGGAGATGTGGTTTGATCAGTTAGAGAAACTAGGATGTAATCATACTATGCTGATTGGTAATCATGACATATATTATAAGAATACTTTAAGGGTAAATGCACCTCATGAGATTTTAGGTGAATATAACTTTGATGTTATTGACAAACCAACAACTAAGAGTTATGATGGAGTTGATATACTATTGTTACCTTGGATTTGTGATGATAACAAGTCTGAAGTATTTGAAGCAGTTCAAAGATCTAAAGCACCTGTATGCATGGGTCATCTAGAACTGAATGGTTTTGAAGCACATCCTGGTCATGTCATGGAAAGTGGTATGGACGGAACCTTCTTCAATAAATTCAAACGAGTCTTCAGTGGACACTACCATCAGAAATCAACTAAAGGTAATATATCTTACTTAGGTAATCCTTATCAACTATATTGGAATGACTACGGATGCAAAAGAGGGTTTCATGTTTTTGACACGACTACTCTTAAGACTACTTTTTATAGGAATCCCTTTGACGTTTTTCATAAATTGTATTATAATAATGGAGTTAGTATCCCAGAGCCAGAAGACCTCAAAGGATCATTCGTAAAACTTATAGTAGAGGAGAAAGGTGATTACCAGAAGTTTGACTATGCGGTCAAGCAACTCCAAAATATAGGTCTCGGAGATCTTAAGATTGTTGAAGACCTTAGTGCTGAACTAGAATGTTCGGATAGTACTCTCGAAACAGAGGACACCATGACACTACTAGAATCATACATAGATGAAATAGAACTTAAAGTCAATAAGTCTAATGTTAAGTCTGTTATGAGATCACTGTATGTCGAGGCATCTGAACTATAATGTTTGTACTAACTGAAAAAAACACTGGAGGAATCTACGCTGTAAACTCTAAGTCTAAGCATAAAACTGTAACTGTCTTCGAGTCAGAAGATGATGCAGAAAGATATGCATTGATGTTAGAAGCAAACGGTAGTAAATCTGAATTGGAACTCATGGAAGTTGATCCCGACATCATCGCTATGAACTGCGTTAATTATGATTATCGATTCACCATCATTAAAGAGAACCAACTAATCATACCAACTGATAAAGTAACTAAGTGATCGTATTTGAAACATTGCGGTGGAAGAACTTTCTTTCCACTGGTGATCAATGGACTGAAATTGAACTTGATGATAGTCAGTCTACACTTATAGTAGGACAAAATGGTTCGGGTAAATCCACCATGTTGGATGCCTTGTGTTTTGGATTATTTAATAAACCTTTTAGAAAGATTACTAGAGGTCAACTCGTAAATAGTATCAATGAAAAAGGCACCAAAGTAGAAGTTACCTTCTCTATTGGTAAAGATGAATATCGTGTATTTCGAGGTATTAAACCAAATGTATTTGAACTCTACAGAAACAACAAACTCGTGGACCAAGACGCAGCAGCGAACGATACTCAGAAGTATCTTGAAGGATCGATTCTCAAACTCAACTTCAAATCCTTTACGCAAGTCGTCATCTTGGGTTCATCCACTTTTGTCCCCTTTATGCAACTCGGAGCAAGTCACAGGAGAGAAGTTATTGAGGATTTACTTGACATCAAAATCTTCTCAAAAATGAATCTCTTGTTGAGAGATAGGGTAAAAGAAACTTTAACAACAAGAAAGGAATGTGATCACTTATTAACTGTTGCAGAACAGAAAGTATCATCACAAACAAAACTTTTGAATCAACTTAAAGAAGTAAACGATAATAGACAGAAAGAGATACAAGATAAGATAGATGCAAACTGGGTAGAGATGGGAGATCAAGAAGAGGAGTTGAAACTTAACAAACGCAACTTATCAAATCTTGAAATACAAATGAGAGATACAGGATCACAGAGAAGTAAACTAGATGATTTAAAACTAGATCAAGGTTCTTTAAACTCTGAGTTAAAGAGTGCAAAGAAAGAAATTAAGTTTCTATCTACACATGATACCTGTCCTACATGTACACAGGATATTAAAAAGACATTTAAGAATAAAAAAATAAAATCATTAGAAGAAACTGGTGAGTCAATAGCAAAAAATCTAAACAATCTTAAAGCAGATATAAACATATTGTTGAATGAGATAGAAGAGGCAGATGATATATCAATGAAGTGTCATGATATAAGAACTGATATATCTTCAATAGAACGTGAGATCATAAGATTACAAAAAGAGAATCTTAGAAGAGAGAAAGAAATAAACAAACTAAAAACTGTCACACCTAATATTGACAAAGAACAGTCTTCTCTGGTAGAATTTCAAATGAATCTAGAAGAGACTATGAAAAGTTGTTCCCATGTCAATAAAAAGTTAGATGAGTTTCAAGTTATATCTCAGTTGTTGAAAGATAGTGGTATAAAAAGTCAGATCATTAAAAAGTATGTGCCAATTTTTAATAAGTTAATCAATAAATATCTGAACAGTATGGACTTCTTTGTAAACTTTACATTAGATGAAGAGTTTAATGAGAAGTTGAAGAGTAGATTTAGAGATGATTTTAGTTATGCATCCTTTTCTGAAGGAGAGAAACAGAAGATAGACTTATCACTATTGTTTACATGGAGAGAAGTTGCTAGAATGAAGAATAGTGTAGCAACTAATCTATTGATACTTGATGAGGTCTTTGATTCTTCTCTTGATGCATCAGCAACTAATGAGTTATTGCAGATACTTAAGTCACTAGGGCAGACAACTAATCTATTTGTTATTTCTCACAAAGGAGATGTTCTATTAGATAAGTTTTTACGCACTATAAAATTTGAAAAGATAAATGATTTCTCTAAAATGTCGGATGATTCCTAATGGTATGTAAAGTCACCCTGTTCAAAGCAGGAAAAGTTTGGGATGAAGAAGTAATCGCTATTGATTACCAAGATGCTAAGAAGGTAGCACTTGCTCGTAACCCTGGTGCAACAGTAATGAGTGTAACTGCGGTCATGTGACAGTTGACAAAGTGTCCATAGTACTGGCACATACCTCAAAAATGTATTATAATAAGTACATACGAAACAAAGACACATGACAGTTAATCAAGAAGTAAAAGGAACACTCGCTAGATTATTAGCAACAGAGAATCTAACAGTTGAGCATCGCAAAGTGACAACTGCATCTTTTGATGTAAACAGTAGAGTTCTAGTTCTACCTATCTGGAAGACAGCATCTAATACAGTGTATGATTTACTTGTTGGTCATGAGGTTGGACATGCATTATATACACCAAACACAGATCATGAAGCAGACAGAGGATTTGTAAATGTTCTAGAAGATGCACGCATCGAGAAGATGATGAAGAGAACATATCCAGGTCTTCGCAAAAGTTTCTATGACGGATATACAGAATTAAATGATCAAGATTTCTTCGGTGTTAATGAAGAAGATCTTACAAAGATTCCTTTCATTGATCGTATCAACTTATGGTTCAAAGGTAATGCAGATATTGAGTTCTCTGCTGAAGAGCAAGTATGGGTAGATCGTACTGCTAATACAGAAACATTTGATGAAGTAGTTCAACTAGCAATCGAACTATACGGTAGAGCAGAAAAGATTGAAGATGAGAAAGAATCAGAAGAAGCATCTGATGATGGCGAAGGTATGGAAATGCCTGACCTATCTGGTATGGACATTGAGTGGGACAACACACCATCTGACCCTAATAAGCAACAGGAACAACAGCAGCAACAAACACAACCAAGTGCAGAGAAAACACCTCCTATAGGTGGCAAGAATGCTCCTTCTCCTACTCCTCTTGATCGTAAGTTTGATGAGACAGAAAGTTTGACAGATGAAGCATTTGCTCAAGCACTAGAAACATTGATTGATGACAACTGTAAAGAGTGGAAGTATCTTACACTTCCTGAGGTCAATGTTGATGATTACATCATTGGTCATAAAGAGATACAAAATGATCTAGCAGAGCACTTCTATTATCCAAAGCAAGAGCATGTTGTTACTGATGATGAACGCTGCAGATTTCTTGAGTACATGGAGCAGCAAAAAGACTACATGGAAAAAAGATTCTTCACATTCAAGAAAGAAGCAAACAAATCTGTCAACTATCTCATCAAACAATTTGAGATGAAGAAGTCTGCTGATAACTACAAGAGACAGGCAACTGCTAAGACAGGTGTTATCAATACAAACTCTCTATACAAGTATAGGTTGACAGATGATATCTTCAAGAGAATCACAACTGTACCTGATGGCAAGAATCATGGTTTGATATTCCATATTGATTGGTCTGGTTCTATGACACATGTTCTACTTGATACTATCAAGCAAACATACAACCTAGTTTGGTTCTGTCGTAAAGCAGGTATTCCATTCAGAGTTCTTGCATTCCAAGATGCATTCTCTAGAGGTAGAGGTAACAACATAGGAAAGTTTAAAGCAGGTAATCTTTATATCAATGATTCATTCAAAATGCTTGAGTTATTATCTTCTAGACAGAATGCTAAGTCTCTAGAAGAGTCAATGAAGTTAGTCTTCATGCAAGTATTTGCTATGGGTGGATACAGAGTCAACGCATCTCAAAAGTATCAACTCGGTGGTACTCCACTTGCTGAAGCAGTTTTATGTACACGTCAACTTGTTAACAGAATGAAGAAGGAAGAGAGTGTACAAAAAGTAAATGTAATTTGTCTAACTGATGGTGAATCAAATCCTATGTCTTATGTTGAAGACAGTACTGATTCAGATTATATTCCTACATGGTATGATGAGAGTAATGACAATCTAGTAACCAGATCATTGGCACATCAAAATAGTTATGTGTTCTTCCTTCGTGACCCTAAGACAGGTTATACTAAGAAGATTGGTACACATGCTTATCATACAACTAAGGAGATTGTATCATTCTTCAGAGAGATTACTGATTACAACTGGATAGGTATTAGACTATGCAGTAAGAGTGATCTAGGTCGTACTCTAAGATACAATGAGATAGATACCAGAGGTATGGATATTGATAAGATGTGGAAGAAAGAAAAGCACTTCTCCATATCAAATCAAATGGGATTCTCTGAGCAACTTTACATCCCTGATAGAAATATCGGTGAAGGTTCTGAAGAGATAGAAGTAAAGGCAAAGGGAGAAGTTGCTACTAGAGCAGAACTAGGTCGTGCATTCAAAAAGCACATGAGTTCTAAGATGACAAACAAAACTGTCCTTAATAAGTTTATCGAACAGATAGCATAGGACAGTTAACAAAGTGTCCACTAGGGTGGCACACAGCAGATATACCTGCTATAATAAGTACATAACAAACAAAGCAATCCACTAAAACAATGACATTTGAACCAAATCCAGTAACAACAGAACAACTTGTTGAGTATCTAACTAAGAAAGTTGGTAGCGACATAGGTTGTAATGACATCAGAGAAGCAGGTGCAACACTTTCTATCTCTTATGCTACAGCATGCAAAAGATTGAAGAACTACAAAACTGGTATTGGTAAGTGGAATCTTACTGCTCAAGCGATTGAGAAAGCATATCAAGCACCATCTGCACAACCTGCAGTTGAAGCATCTTATGTTCCAAGTAAAGATGAGACTTTTACTAAGTTTGGTTCTTTCGATTCAATCCAAAAGATCATCAAGTCTAAGTTATTCTACCCTGCATTCATCACAGGTCTATCTGGTAATGGTAAAACATTATGTGTAGAGCAAGCATGTGCAGTTCAGAAGAGAGAAATGATCAGAGTCAACATCACTATTGAAACTGATGAAGATGATCTTATCGGTGGATTCAGATTGATAGATGGTTCTACTGTATGGCATAACGGTCCTGTAGTTGAAGCTCTTGAGAGAGGTGCTATCTTATTACTTGATGAGATTGACCTTGCATCAAACAAGATTCTATGTTTACAATCTGTGCTAGAAGGCAAGGGTGTTTTCCTCAAGAAGATTGGTA